TGATGACTCGTTGGTCTAAGAAAGACTTAACGGGTAAGTTAATCAAGCGAATGACACAGGAGAAAGGCGGGGATGAGTGGGAAATAATTGAGTTCCCCGCTGTTTTGCCTTCAGGAACTCCACTTTGGCCTGAATTTTGGAAATTAGAAGAACTTGAGGCGACGAAGTCTTCAATACCTCCGTCTAAGTGGGCAGCTCAGTACATGCAACGTCCAACAGGTGAGGGTATTTCCATCATTCCGAAGGACTGGTTTAAGCATTGGCCTGAAGATAAGCCTCCCTCTTGCGATTATTTGATCCAAAGCTACGACACAGCGTTCTTAAAGTCGGAACGAGCCGACTATACTGCAATAACAACGTGGGGAGTGTTCTACCCAGAAGGTAAGGTTGGGGATGAACTGTACAGTGGGGCTGATGCTCACCTTGTTTTGCTGGATTGTGTCAAGGAACGGTTGGATTTTCCCGAGCTCAAGCGTGAGGCGATCCGTCTTTATGAACATTGGGAGCCTGATTCCGTAATAATTGAGACCAAAGCGTCAGGTATTCCACTAACACAAGAATTACGCCGACAAGGTATCCCGATTAACACGTTTTCACCCAGCAAAGGACAGGATAAGATTGCAAGACTAAACACTGTAAGTGCAATTTTCCAAGAAGGGCGTGTTTGGTTGCCTGAAACGTCTTGGGCACAGGAATTAATGGACGAAATTGTTGATTTTCCTAACGGAGAGAACGACGATTGCGTAGACTCAACAACATTGGCGTTAATGCGCTTTAGACAAGGCGGTTTTTTGCGTTTAAAGAGCGATTATCAGGATGAAGAGGAATATTACCCAAGAGTCCGTGCATATTACTGATTTACCCTATTAAAAAATAAGAGTATGGTGGCGAATTATGGCAGAAATCCAAGTTCCACAAGGTCTTGAAGACGAAGAAGAGTTAGAAATCCTTTTTGACGAGGATGACAACATTCTTTACCCTGAAGCATTGCAAGCTGAAGGTGAAATGCCTTTTGGTGAGAACATGGCTGACTATCTTGAGGATACTGTCCTCAGCGGTATTGCCACTGAACTTACTTCTTCCTATGAAGACGACTTAGCTTCCCGACAGGACTGGTACGAGACCTTTAGAAACGGTCTTGACCTGTTAGGTATTGATAGTGAAAACCGTAGTGAGCCTTTTGAAGGCGCAAGCGGGGTATATCACCCGTTATTAGCTGAAGCGACCACCCATTTTCAAGCACAAGCATACAAAGAGCTTTTACCTGCTAATGGACCTGTAGATACTAAGGTGATGGGAGCATCTAGCGATCCTAAGCAGATGCAAGCAAACCGTGTCAAGAACTTCATGAACTACCAGCTTATGTATAAGATGGAAGAATACGATCCTGAAATGGATCAGATGTTGTTCTTCCTTCCATTAGCGGGATCTGCATTTAAGAAGTGTTACTATGATCCTTCGATGGGACGAGTAGTTTCTCGTTTCGTTAAAGCTGAAGACTTAATAGTTCCATATACAACTACAGACTTACACACTACCCCCCGAATTACGCACGTTATTAAGATGACTGAAAACGATATGCGTAAACTTCAACTTAGTGGGTTTTACCGTGATGTAGAAATGACTACTCCTGGATACACTACTGATGAAAATGTAATCCAAGAAAAGATTGATCAAATGGACGGTGTGTCTAGAACGGGTTCTTCTGAAGAGTATACGTTGCTAGAGTGTCATGTTGAATTAGACATAGAAGGGTTTGAACATACAAACTCTAGTGGAGAAATAACAGGGTTAGCTCTTCCATACATAGTAACTATTTGTCAAGACAATAATAAGGTTTTATCTGTTCGACAGAACTATGATCAAGCTGATCCGATGCGTAAGAAGATTGAGTATTTTACGCATTACAAATTTTTACCAGGATTAGGGTTTTATGGGTTTGGTTTAATTCACATGATTGGTGGAGTAACTAAATCAGCGACTGCGATATTAAGACAGTTAATTGATGCGGGAACGCTTGCTAATTTACCTGCTGGTTTTAAGTCTCGTGGATTAAATATTCAACGTTCAGACGATCCTCTACAGCCTGGAGAGTGGCGTGATGTTGATGCTCCAGGAGGAGCCATTCGTGATTCCTTTTTACCGTTACCTTATAAAGAACCTAGTGCAACCTTAGCACAGCTTTTAGGTTTGTTGGTTGAATCCGGACAACGGTTTGCAGCAGTGATGGACCAGCAGACGGGAGACGGTAATAGTCAAGCTCCTGTAGGAACCACCGTTGCCCTTTTAGAAAAAGGTCAAAAGGTGATTTCTTCAATACACAAGCGATTACATTACGCACAGAAGAATGAGTTTAGAACTCTTAAACGATTGTTCGGGGAATACTTACCGCCAGAATACCCGTATCAAGTACAAGGAGCGCAGCAATCTGTTTTTGCTGAAGACTTTAACAATAGCGTAGATATCGTTCCTGTTTGCGACCCTAATATCTTTAGCACTACTCAGCGGATTATTCTAGCGCAAACTCAATTACAAATGGCACAAAGCGCACCGCAAATTCACAATATGAAAGAAGCCTTTCGTAAGATGTATATTGCATTAAACATAAAAGATATTGACGATGTGTTGCTTCCGGACTTTGATCCAACGCCTAAAGATCCTGTTCAGGAAAATATGGACTCGTTAATGAATGTTCCATTAAAAGCTTTTCCTCAACAAAACCACGATGCACATATTCAAGCGCACATGGCGTTTTTACAAAGTCCACAGATACAACAAAACCCACAAGCTATGTCAGCGTTACAAGCGCATATCCAAGAACATCAAGCCTTGAAGTATCGAATCCAAGTTGAAGAGATGTTGGCACAACAGGGTATTCAGTTACCACAGCCTGGACCAGATGGACAACTACCGCAACTGCCTCCTGAAATGGAAAGTCAGATTGCCATGGCTGCAGCTCAAGCAACACAACAAATAACAGGTCAGGAGCAAGCACTAGCGCAAGCGATGGCAGCTCAGCAGCAAGATCCGCAACGCGAGATGTTCCAAGAACAGATGAATTTGGAATACGAGAAACTGTCTCAGAAAGACAGAGACTCGCAGCGTAAGACAGAGCTTGAACTAGAGAAACTTGAATCTCAGGAACAGCAGACGGATATTAGAGTAACGGCAGAACTACAAGAAGCAGAAATGAAGAATGAGCGTGAAGTAGACTCGAATTTAACTGAAATTGCAAAAGTTGTTCGAGAGTCTAAAGAGGAGCTATAATGCCAAAAGTAGGTAGCAAGCATTATTCGTACAGCCCGAAAGGAATTGCAAAAGCGAAAGCCGCTGCAAAGAAAAAAGGGGTCAAGGTACAGTACAAGAAAAAAGGTGGACCAGCATCTAACAAGCGAGGTAAGAAATGAGAAGTTATTATAAAACGGACAACCCTAAGCCAAGCTCTCAACCCGCTGGGGTTAAAGTAGAGCCTATGAAGGCTTCTTCTAAGGGGTTTGCTACACCGACTAAACTTAAACAAAAGACAGTTGACATTCCTGGAAAAGATGTGAAAACAAAAGGCACAGGAGCTGCAACTAAAGGTTTGGATTTTGTTAGTTATATTAACTAATGGATTTCATAAAAACTTCGGAGCTTTTGCTCCGCAAATTACGAGAGCGTCAACACGAGCTTTCGCAAACGCTGGCTTCGGGCAGTGCACAGGACTATGTTCAGTACCAACGAATAGTTGGGGAAATTTCAGGGTTAAATTTCGCTGAACAAGAAATAACAACCCTGCTTGGAAGGATGGAAGATATCGATGACGACTAGTAAAAAAGTAGAGGACAGAGTTTTAAATTTTGGATCTGATACGCCTGAAGAACCAAAACAAACTCTAACGCCTGAGAATGTAGATTCTCATTCAGATAAGTTACCTAATCCAACCGGATATAGGATTCTTATTTTACCGTTTACTCCTCCAGAGAAAACAAAAGGCGGTATTATGTTAGCAAAACAAACTCTTGATAAAGAAAGGATAGCTACCATAGTTGGGCTTGTTGTAAGACTAGGCCCAGATGCTTATTCCGACAAAGAAAAGTTTCCAGAAGGCCCATGGTGTGAAGAGGGTGACTGGGTAATTTTTGGTCGCTATGCGGGAGCTAGATTTAACATTGAAGGTGGAGATATGCGTCTCCTCAACGATGATGAAATTTTAGCTACTGTTAATAACCCAGAAGATATTCTGCAATAAGGACTTTAAAATGGCTGAATCACAAGAAATTGAGTTAGAGCTTCCCGAGGAAGAAGTAGATATTCATGAAGCGGATGTACTTCAAGAATCTTCACGTGATGTTGATTTCTCAACAGAAACGCAAGAGTCTTCTAATGAAGAGGAACTAAATGACTACAGCGATGGAGTAAAGAAACGCATTGATAAGTTGACTTATCGTATGCGAGAAGCCGAGCGTCAGAGAGAGGAAGCGGTGAAGCTTGCTAAACAAATGGCTGACGAAAACGCTAATTTACAAACTAAATTACAGTCTTCGGACTCAACATTAGTTAATGAATACGCTACTCGTATAAACTCTCAAAAAGAACAAGCTCGTAAATCTTTAAAAGAAGCTCAAGAGCTAGGTGATGCAGAGGCTATTGCATTGGCAACAGAAGCGGTTGCTAAAGTGTCTTTAGAAGAGCAGAATGCTCAAAGACTACAACACAGGCAAAAACAACGCCCAGCGGTACAGCCACAGCAGCAGCCGCAACAACAAAATCTTCAACCAGCACCTGTGGACCCCAGAGCTGAACAATGGGCAGAAGAAAACACGTGGTTTGGAGAGAATGAAGGAATGACATTTGCAGCAATGGGCATTCATCAAAAATTATTAAAGGAAGGAGTTCCCCCTAACACTAAACATTATTATGAAAGAGTTGATAATGAAATTAGAGAACTTTTTCCGCAACAGTTCGCCGATGAGACGAAAAACGTGAAATCCCCTGTAGCGGGTGCCAGCCGTGGTGTTGGCTCTGTAAAGAAAGGCTCACGCAGTGTAAAACTCACTCCATCACAGATGGCTATTGCCAAACGTATAGGAGTGCCCTATGAAGAATATGCAAAATATGTATAAAGGAGATGACAAATGACAGATCGTACCTCCAGATCTGCTGAGACCCGAGCAAAAAAAGCTCGCAGAAAATGGCAACCACCTTCAATGTTGGACGCCCCAAAAGCACCTGATGGGTTTAAACACAGGTGGCTACGTGCAGAAGTCCGAGGCCATGATGACAAAGCGAATATGTCAAAACGTATTCGTGAAGGATTCGAGCCAGTAAGAGCAGAAGACTATCCAGAGTTTGAGTCTCCTACAGTGGACGATGGAAAGCACGCGGGTGTAATTGGAGTCGGTGGGCTAGTGCTTGCAAAAGTTCCAGAAGAAACCGTAGAAGAAAGAACTGAATACTTTAGACAAAGGAGTCAGGAACAACTTCAGGGAGTAGACAACGACCTTTTGCGAGATAGTGATCCTAGAATGCCTATAAGTAAACGAGACATTCAAAGGAACTCTAAGGTTGAATTTGGCAGTCGGAACTCAGGTTCTGATTAATTTATCACTCTAATATGAGGGTTTAATAATGGCTAATACGGATGCACCTAATGGGTTCACTCCTGTAAAGTCCCTATACGGGGGCACGGTTAGACCCAAGAAATTGCGTATTGCAAGTGCATACGGAACCGCTATTTATAGCGGCGACGTTGTCACGCTTTCTTCGGGTTATGTCAATCAGGCAGGAGCAACCTCAACTCCCGCTGGCGTGTTTTACGGTGTGTATTACACGGCTACGGATGGGACTCCAACTTTTTCAAAATCGTGGACTGCAAGTACAGCTACGCTTGGTAGCGCAGATGCGGAAGCATATGTGTATGCTGATCCTGGCACTGTATTTGAAGCACAGTTCACAGCAGGAACTCCTGCAGTAAGTTTTATCGGCAATAAGTACACTTTGAGTACAACTGCTGGTAGTTCTACTAACGG